GAAGTAGTAAAAGATACTTACTGGAGGGGTGTGAAAATAGGATTAGAAACAAGTTTAAATCTACTAAACAACCAATAGAAAAACAAAACAAATGAAAAAACTATTAAAACAATGCACCTTAGATAGTGTAACAAGAAGAAAAGACAAGAGCTTAAAGATATGCTTTGTAACTTCACTAGAGCAATCCAGTAAGGAGTTAATGGAGGTAGACAGCCTTTTAGATACATCAGGGATATTATACTACAAACAAAGTGAAGGATTATCTACAGAAGAAATAAGCCAAATAGATAAAGTAGTATTAGATAAGCCTAATGGAAAGTCACAAAGTGAAAGATTAAGAAATGTTTTGTACATTTACTGCAAACAAAAGCTAGGAAGAGAACCAAGTAAAACAGAATTTGCTGAGTTCTATCAGAAGTACACAGAGAAATATATTACTTATATTAAAGATCAATTAGATGGCTAAAGGAATAGATAAAAAATTAGATACTGCATGGAGTTTATTAGTTAAGCTTAGAGCAGGAATGAAGTGTGAGTACTGTGGTAAGACTGAAACTTTAAACTCTCATCATATATACACCAGGAGAAACAGAAGTACTAGATGGAATGTTAAAAATGGTATATGCTTATGTGTATCACATCATACTTTCAACTCTACATTCTCAGCACACCAAGCACCTTTAGAGTTTATTGAATGGCTAAAGACTTATAGAAACTCAGAAGAGATAGATAACTTAAAGTTAAAAGCTAATTCTACTATGAAGTTTATGAAGTTTGAGAAAGAGAAGATGTTAGAGGAGTTGCAAAATGAAATATTTGAAATAAAAAAAAGATTATAAAAGTGTTGTAGTTTAAAAAATTATACTACATTTGACACAAGAAAATAAATAATTCAGTAGTCGAGTTCTGAATTAATCAAATAAAACTAATCCTATTAGGTGGACGCAACTCGACGAAGCAGAAGCCTGATAGGATTTTTTACGTTATGACAATAAAACAAAATGACTTAGTAAATGAAGAAACCTACATAATAGGTAAAGACATTAATTCGCTTAAAAAGTGGGAGTTTTTTAAAAAGGTTTTAGGAAACTATAAAACATTAGGAGGTTACATTATAACCTTTGAACATATCAAACTTTTAAAAATATTAAAGTAATGGAGTATAAAGAATTTTTACAAACAAAGGAGAAGTATTTTATTGATGCTGGGTTCGAAGTAGACGAAAGCAAGTTAAATAATAACCTATTTAATTTTCAAAAACACGTAGTTAAAATTGCCCTAAGAAAAGGTAGATTTGCACTATTTCAGGATTGCGGGTTAGGCAAAACAATACAACAATTAGCATGGGCTGATCAAGTATCAAAACACACTAAAAAACCTGTATTAATATTAGCGCCTTTAGCAGTAGTGCAACAAACTATAAGAGAAGGTGAGAAGTTTGGTATAGAATTACATCCATACGGTAGTAATAATAATATACAGATAACAAATTACGATCAGCTTAAAAACATAAATAATATTGATTCATTTAGTGGAGTTGTGTTAGATGAGAGTAGTATATTAAAAGGACGTGACGGTAAACTATCAAAGTTAATAATAGAATCATTCGAACAAACACCATATAGATTAGCATGTACAGCAACACCAAGCCCTAACGATCACATGGAACTAGGGCAACATTCTCAATTCTTAGGAGCAATGAGTTATTTAGAAATGTTAGCAATGTACTTCGTTCATGATGGAGGTGAAACATCTAAATGGAGACTAAGGAAACACGCAAAGGATGACTTTTGGAAGTATGTTTGTACGTGGAGTATTGCAATAGATAATCCTTCTACGTTAGGATTTGAGGATTGTGGATATGATTTACCTGAAATAGAGTATATCGAGCATATTATACCAGTTCCAAATGAAACAAATAATTTATTTGGTGATGTTGCTGTAAGTGCTACAGAATTACACAGAGATTTAAAAAGGTCTTTTGATGATAGAATACAAAAGACAATCGATTTAATAACAAATGACCAGACCATAATATGGACATTGAAAAATGATGAAGCGACAACTTTAAATAAAGTTATTGAAGATTCAGTAAATGTTCAAGGATCTGATAAACCTCAAATAAAAGCAGATAGATTAAATGGATTTGCAAATAAAGAATTTAATAATCTTGTAACTAAAACATCTATTGCATCATTTGGAATGAACTATCAACAATGTAATCAAATGATATTTACTTCTTATGACTTTAAATTTGAGGCTTTTTATCAAGCTGTTAGAAGGTGCTATAGATTTGGACAGGAAAGAAAAGTAACCGTTCATATATTAGTTCCTGAATCACAGAAAAACGTAAGGCAAACAATACTAGAAAAAGAAAAAAAACATAAAGAAATGATAAGCGAAATGGCAAAATACTCAGCAGAGACAGATTACAAAAGTAGTAACGGTGCAACCGTAGAAAGTAAAGAAGTTAAAACAGATGACTACCATTTGATAAATGGAGATTGCGTACAAGAAACAAAAACGCTCCCAGATAATTGTGCAGACTTAGTTATATTTTCTCCTCCATTTGCAGAGTTGTATGTATATTCTGACAAGTCGGAGGATATGGGTAATGTATCTAATTATAAAGAATTTGAAAAACACTTCCAATATTTAATACCTGAACTAAAAAGAACATTAAAAGATGGTAGGATTTGCGCTGTTCATTGTATGGATTTACCAATTCAAAAAGGTAAAGAAGGATTTATTGGATTGAGAGATTTTAGCGGAATGTTGATAGAATGGTTTACAAAACAAGGGTTTATTTATCACGCAAAAACTACTATTTGGAAAAATCCAGTAACAGAAATGCAAAGAACAAAGGCATTGGGACTATTACATAAAACAATTAAAAAGGACTCTGTAATGTCCCGCGTTGGTATTCCTGATTATATTCTATTCTTTAGAAATGCAGGAGCAAACGAAACACCAATAACACACCAAGCAGATGACGAAACAAAATCCGACTATTTACCTGTTGATCTTTGGCAAAAATATGCATCTCCTGTTTGGATGGATGTAGATTATAAACGTACTCTTCAATATAGAAGTGGTAGAGATGGCAACGACGAAAAGCATATATGCCCATTGCAGTTAGATACTATCGAAAGAATAATGCACCTGTATTCTAATGAAGGAGAAACTATACTAAGTCCATTCGGTGGTATAGGTTCAGAGGGGTTTTGTGCAATTAAACACAATAGAAAGTCTATAAGTATTGAGCTTAAGGAAAGTTACTTTAATCTAAATGTAGCAAACCATAAAGCAGCAGTTCAAGAAAACTCTACTCTAACATTATTTTAACATGAAAAAACTAATAGAATCAAACTACGATAGCATAGTAAAGAGGGGATTAATTTCCCCTCAAACTACTAAACAGGAATTTCTAAATAAATTATTTGAGGAAGTATCAGAAGTAGAGGAAGCCTGTGATAATAATGACTGGCTTAATATAGCTGAAGAGTTAGCGGATGTAATACTTACAGCTTTAAACTTTGCTAAACATTACGATATAGATATTGAATTAGAAATGAATCAAAAAGTAAATATAAACTATGAGCGATCAAAAACAAAATAATCACTTTATAAAAATATTAGCTTTATTCCTAACTATGGAGGAAGAAAGCACCAACTTAATAGGACAACTCAAAAGAGAGAATAAAATGATATTCAATAGATGGAGAAAGGAAACAATGAAGATAGTTAAGATAATTGAAAAGGACTCTAATAATGAATACTTAGACGAATTAAAGGATAAACTACATGAATCATTAAAAGAATTATGATAGACAACTATATAATAACAGTTATAGTCTTATATTCTATAGTCCACTTCTTTATAGTTAATCCTATTTTAAGATGGTTATTTAGAGTTAATAAATAATTTACTATATTTGTATCAGATGAATGAGAAATTTACAGTAGATAAGCAAAAGGTAATTAAGTCTATGTGCTTATCTGTTTGTAAGCATGGACACTTAGCAGATGATTTAGCTCAATGGGTTTCAATGTGGTTCTTAACAAATAAAGTAGAAGACAAGTATTTAACAGATGGATTAATATACTCTGTAGCTTGGAAAGGTTTTAACTTGTCAGGATCAGAATTTAAAAGAGAACACAACCCTATAACATTTCAATACTCTGATTTGACTCCAGCAGAACTAGAAGCAGCTTTAAACTATGACTCTATTAATAATGTAGATGAACACTACGAGCAGACTTTAAAACAGTTAAACGAGATGGAGCAAATATGGGCAAGGGAAATAGTTAAAAGAAACTTATCTATAAATCTATTCTCTGAACATACAGGAATAAGCAGAGCAAAAGCTAAAGAAAGAATGACGGAGATATATAAAAAACTAAGAGACAATGCAAGAGACTAGTATAATAGTAATAACAATAATATCTATCCTAGCTTGGACAGAGCTATTTAAACAAACCTACGACACTAAAGAAGGCTTTCAATTTAAGTATAGATGGTTAACTCCGTTATTAGTAGACATAGACTTTAAGCCTATTAATTGCGCTTACTGCTTATCCTTTTGGAGTGGGTTAATACTATCAATAATATTCATGGACTTAACTTATATGTTTGTGTTTTTGTTTTACGCTTTAAAATCAGAGTAATGGATGTATCAATAATATCAGCTTTAGCACAATACGAGGGACTACTTATTTCGAGAAGAGATTTAGCAGATTATGTTAGAATCTTTAATAATTT